AAGATATACGAGCAAATAGACTACAATGAAGAGGTTAGAAATAAAAGTTTAGTTACAAGAGGTAGTTTTCAGTGGAGAGGTGATGTTAAAGATACTGTCGTTGAATTTAGACCAAACAGTAGTGGTAGGTTTTATGTTTCTTGGGTTCCATCAATGAACTTGCAAAATAACGTTACTATTAAAAATGGGCTCAAGTATCCAGGTAATGAGCATATAGGTGCTTTTGGATGTGATAGCTATGATATATCAGGTACAGTAGATAAAAGAGGATCTAATGGAGCTTTACATGGTTTAACTAAATTTAATATGGACAACGCTCCATCTAATATGTTTTTCCTTGAATATATAGCTAGACCTCAAACAGCTGAGATATTCTTTGAAGATGTACTAATGGCTTTACATTTCTATGGTATGCCTATATTAGCAGAGAATAATAAACCTAGGTTATTATATTATTTAAAAAGAAGAGGTTATAGAAACTTCTCTATAAATAGACCTGATAAAGCATACAATAAATTGTCAGTGACTGAAAAAGAAATAGGTGGTATACCAAACTCTAGTGAGGATATTAAACAAGCTCACGCGGCTTCTATTGAAACATATATAGAAGATTACGTTGGTTACACTGGTGAAGGGTATGGGCAAATGTATTTTCAAAGAACACTAGAAGACTGGGCAAGATTCAATATAAATAATAGAACAAAGCATGATGCTACAATAAGTTCCGGACTTGCAGCTATGGCTTGTAATAAAAATAAGTATTCGCCAGTATACAAAACACAAAGGAGAAAAGTGCAATTATCTTTTAACCGATATGACAACAACGGAAGTATTTCAAAAATAATAAAATAAATGATTTATACTAATACGAACAGTTCTTTCCCCAGTCAGGTAGTACCAGACGCAGAAAAGCAAACCTTAGAATATGGTTATGCTGTAGGTAGAGCTATTGAAAACGAATGGTTTAAGGGTGATAGAGGTACTAACATTGGTGGTAGATTTGCTGGTAATTGGCAGTATTTCCATAAGTTAAGATTATACGCTAGAGGAGAACAATCTGTTCAAAAATACAAAGATGAGTTATCTATAAACGGTGACTTAAGCTACTTAAACCTAGACTGGAAACCTGTAGCTGTTCTATCTAAGTTTGTTGATATTGTTGTCAACGGTATGACAGATAAAGGTTACGAAATAAAATCATTTGCATCAGATCCTTTCGCTGTAAAAGAAAGAACACAACATGCCACTGATTTAGCTGAAGATGCTTTTTCTCAGGATTTGATACAAGAAGCTCAGCAGAATTTTGGTATAGATTTAAGTAGAACTAATACACCTAAAGATCAATTACCTAAAAGTAAAGAAGAACTAGAGTTGCACATGCAGCTAACGTATAAGCAAGCTATAGAAATAGCAGAAGAAGAGCTTATAAACAATGTATTAGATTACAACAAGTACGAAGAAGTTAAGAAAAGAGTAGCTTACGATTTAGTTGTGTTAGGTATAGGTGCTAGTAAAACTGACTTTAACCTAGCTAATGGAGTTACTGTTGACTATGTAGATCCAGTTAATTTAGTACACTCTTACACAGAAGATCCAAACTTTGAAGATATATACTATGTAGGAGAGGTTAAGAGCGTACCGTTAGAGGAAGTTAAAAAACAATTCCCAGACTTAACAGACGAAGATCTTATAGAAATACAGCGCTACCCTGGTGATTCAACTAGGACTAGAAACTTTAATGGACAGGACAGTAATAATGATAATGTTCAGGTTTTATACTTCGAATACAAGACTTATGGTAATCAAGTATTTAAAATAAAGCAAACTGATCAAGGCTTAGAAAAAGCTTTAGAGAAAGACGACACATTTGACCCGCCTGAGAGTGATAACTTTAACAGAGTTAGTAGATCAATAGAGGTATTATACAGTGGTGCTAAAATATTAGGTTACGAAAAAATGCTTAAATGGGAGCTAGCAGAAAACATGACTAGACCTTTCAGTGATCAGACTAGAGTTAATATGAACTACACTATATCCGCTCCTAGGATGTATAAGGGTAGAGTTGAGAGTATAGTTAGTAAGACTATCGGTTTTGCTGATATGATACAGTTAACTCACTTAAAGATACAACAAGTGTTAGCGCGTATGGTACCAGATGGTGTCTTTGTTGATGTTGATGGATTAGCTGAAGTTGATCTTGGCAATGGAACAAATTACAACCCGCAAGAAGCTCTTAATATGTACTTCCAAACTGGTAGTATAGTTGGTAGATCATTAACGCAAGATGGTGATCCTAACAGAGCTAAAGTACCTATACAAGAATTACAAACATCGTCAGGTATGAGCAAAATACAAGCGCTTATACAAACTTATCAGTATTATTTACAAATGATAAGAGACGTGACAGGGCTTAACGAGGCTAGAGACGGTAGTCAGCCAGCGAAGGATTCTTTAGTTGGTTTACAAAAACTAGCCGCAGCTGCTTCAAACACAGCTACTAAACATATATTACAGTCTTTAATGTATATAACTGTAAGAGTGTGTGAGAATATAAGTTTAAGAGCGGCTGATATGTTAAACTTCCCATTAACTAAAAATGCTTTAATGAATTCTATAAGTAGCTTTAATGTAAATACATTAGAACAAGTAGAGAAATTAAACATGCACGAGTTTGGTATATTCTTAGATTTAGAACCTGATGAAGAGGAAAAGCAGATACTGGAAAGAAATATACAAATAGCATTACAGTCTGGAGGTATTGATCTTGAGGACGTTATAGACTTAAGGCAGATATCTAATATTAAGTTAGCTAACCAAATGCTTAAAATAAAGCGTAAGCAAAAGATGGAGGCTGATAGAAAAGCTCAAATGGAGAATATACAGGCTCAAGCCCAAGCAAATGCTCAGGGCGCTGAAAAAGCTGCTATGGCTGAGGTTCAAAAGCAACAAGCATTAGCTCAGACGACTCTTCAGATAGAACAAGGTAAATCTCAATTTGAAATGCAACGTATGCAAGCTGAGGCTCAAATTAAAAAAGAGCTAATGGCAGAGGAGTTTAATTACAATATTCAATTAGCTAAAGCAAGGGCTGATGCTGAAAAAGGAAAAGAAAAAGATATAGAAGATCGTAAAGACGAAAGAACTAGAATACAAGCTACACAACAATCAGAGCTTATAGCACAACGTCAGAACGATGAATTACCCAAGAATTTTGAGTCTTCAGGTTTTGACTCACTAGGTGGTTTCGGATTAGAACAGTTCGACCCTAGATAAAAAAAACTTTATTAATTTTATATTATTATATTATGTCAGAACAAACAGTAAAACAAGAGGGTGAATTTAAAATAAAAAAAAGAAAGACACCTAAGAAATTAGCTACACCAGAAAACAATGTTACTAAGGTTAGCATAAAAGAACCTTTGATCGAGACAGAGCCAGAGGTTACAAAAGTAGTAATAAAAAAAGAAACTGATGCCATTCAAACACAAGCGACAGATGATAGCGATGTTATTGTCAAAAAACCCGAAAACAGTTCAAACGGCGAAGCAGTGGGTAAAGAAATACGGGAGTCCGAAGAAGAAGTAGATTCACCAATACAATTAGTAAGTGAAGATGATAACGAAGAGGCTGATAAAGTAACCACTGAATACAAAGAAGCTATAAGAGATGAAAAAGTATTAGGCAAGCCTTTACCTGAAAATATCGAAAAACTAGTAAACTTTATGGAAGAGACTGGTGGAGATATAAATGACTACGTTAGGCTCAATGCCGATTACTCAAACATCGATAATGAGACGCTATTAAAAGAATACTATAAACAAACAAAACCTTATTTAGAAGGTGACGACATAAGTCTTTTGCTGGAAGATTTTTCATATGATGAAGATATTGACGAGCAAAGAGACATACGCAAGAAGAAACTTGCATTTAAAGAAGAAGTTGCAAAAGCTAGAAACTTTTTAGAGGAAACTAAGAGTAAATATTACGATGAGATCAAGTTGAGACCAGGCGTAACTCAAGACCAACAAAAAGC